TTAAAAAGTGGGAGCATCAAAGTTCGTATCGGAGATCAGACCGATCTGATCTTCCATGCCCTCGGCAACGCCTGCGCCGAACTCCATATCGAAGCGGGTCAGGTGCTGACGGGTTACGATGTCGTCGCCAGTCATGGTGGTCAGTCCGCCACGCAGGAAGACCTGCAGAGGAGACACAGAACCACGAGGCAGGAAGAACAGCAGACCCTGGGGCATATACAGGTCATAATCGGTACCGTCCTTGTTCAACTGAGTCCAGTTGATCGCGTTGGGCAGCTCGGTTACGAAAGCACCGTTGTACATACTTACCAGACCAGTCTGGCGGATTTCCTCGGCAACAATGTTGTTGGCGTAGCGGATCTCATCGGCGGAGAACTGCTTGAAGCCAGCGAAGTCGTTGAACTGAGACACTACGCTGTAATCGCCGGCAATGTTGACCTTACCATAGCGACGCATGGACTTGAGTATATTGTCAACGGCGGTCTTGGTGATGCCGTTGTCCTCAGCGAAATGCTTCACACCCTTGGCGTTTTTCAGGGCGTTGTACAGAACGGTCATGACGTAGTAGGTCATCTTGTTCTGCATATCAATCTGCACTTGGTTCATACCCTCACGGATATTGCCGTCGAAGTTACCGTTCTGAAGCTCGCGGTAGTCAACAGCAAAACCGGCAGAGATGGTCTGGGTACCGATCGGATACTCACGCCAATTCACAGCGGCGAAGGGTACGTCGCTGCTGGATGCCTGGAATCGAGAATCGATGCTCTCGTATCCGTAGGTCTTCATCATGGGAGCCTCGTTGTAACCGATCCGGCGATATGTGCCCATGAAGTCGAACAGGCGAACAACCTCCAACAGCTTCGGCTCAATAGAGAACCGGATGATGGAGTTGATTTCGCTACGGGCGGCATTATCGCCGTCGATAGCCTTGCTGGACAGCTCTTTGATGGTTGCCACGCTCTTGTCCAGACTCTTGTCGTCAACCTCGGGGCGCTTACCGGCGCTCAGAGCAGAAAATACCTCCACGATCTTGGAGTTCTGCTTGACACGACCAGTATTCACATCAGCCTGAGCGTTGCTCATGTTGATTTCATAAATCGTGCTCATCGTTTATCCCTCTCTTTCTCTTCTTACTGCACGCGGACAACGACGAGGACGCCCTTGCCCATGTATGCGGTCTTCTTCGTAACCTCGAAGTACACCTTGTAACCGGTTACGTTGGCGCTCTTAGCGAGCAGGCCATCCGTACCAAAGACCAGCTTATCGCCAACAGAGATGCCGGCATAGTCGGTGCTGATCTCATAGCTGGCAAACTCCATCTCCAGATTTGCCACAGTGGTCAGGTCGTCGGCGCGTACCTTCTCGCCGGCCTTGACCGTCAACGTCTCCTCGAAATTACGCATTTCGGGCTTGTCGTTGATATTGCTCACGATGCGGAAGCAAGCCTTAGCCTCCTCCTCAGAGGCGGGCAGGTTGGCAGTACGAGCGGCGCGATTCAGCACCACACCCATGCCGACCTTCAGATCGACGGCGGCATTAACGTCGCCAACGTTCTGCACGTTCTTGTAGTAACCAATCGTCTTAGCCTTCATTGTTTTTCATCCCTTTCTTAAAATACGTCCACGTCGGCGGGGTCAGTGTTCTCCTTCTTGCCGGCGTCATCCGTCATGCCAAATACGTCAATCTGGCTGGCGGCATTGGTTTCTGCGATTTGACTCTCACGAGCCGCCTGCACCATAGCGGTGCAGATCTTGCCAACGATACTGTTGATCTCTACGCTGCCGGGATTGGAATTGAAAGCGTCGATATCTTCCTTGGCAACTGCACGTTGCTCCTCGGTGTAGGGGGCCAGTGCAGCATTCAGTTCTGCCACAGCAGCGGCGTTCTGCATTTCGGTGATTTTGGCATTAGCCTCAACGAGGCTGGCCTCTGCCGCTTCCTTCGCGGCGTTAGCCTCAGTCAGTCCGGCCTCTGCCGCTTCCTTCGCGGCGGCTTCCTTGTCGTAATCCGCCTGAAGCTGCTTGATATCAGCCTCCTTCTGTGCGATGTCAGCTTTCAGCTGGCTAATCTCAGCCAGAAGCGTGTCAACTTTGGCCCAATACTCCTCCCACTTGGAGTTGACCTCAGAGACAGCACCAGTCACAGCCGCCATCAACTCGTTCTTGGTCTTCTCGTCCATTGTTCCATCCTCCTTGTCCAGTTTTTTATTATTTAGCTCCATTACGATGGCGGCTTCATCAGCCGGTTTAACACTGAGAATCGCATATCCGCTGTAATCGTAATACTGCGGAACACGACCTTCCTCTTTCCAACCGCCGGAGTAAATAATGTATCCATCGTGCTCGGGCTTACCCACAATTTCCACGGAACCCTTAACAACAGAGTCCGCCATATTTTCGCGGAGCCAAGCAACAAACTTGGGATAACGCATTTCATCCAGCGTTCCTTCTGCTACCAAGCAGCGTTTAGTAACGCCTCCGATTTCTACGTCATCCACATACGCCTTGTCGAAGTGTCCAACCATAGTGGCGTCTTCAAACAAAGGCAGCTTATCCTCCTCCCGTACATCCGTCATACCGTGGTTGTATGGAACGTCCCGATCTTCGGTCAAAAATTCCGCTACAATCGACATTCCGACAACGGAGTGGAGGTTAGCTTGAACATATTCCTCTTTCCACGAGATTCCGTTTTCCTGCCAACGAGTGTTATCAGGGAAGATCTCATGCAATACAACCTTGATAGGTCGTCTGCCGGCAATCTTATTTTCACTGGAGATCTCATAGATAGGGGCAAAAGCTCTCTCAGACATACTCTCACCTCCTTATCCTGACGGAGAGGGGCTTGCGTTAGCATTATTAGCCTTTGTAGACTCTGTGCTTGAATTGACCGGAGGATCGCCACCGGTGCTCTTGTCCACATCACCGTCAGGCGCATCCTTACCGGTAACAGTGAACGAGGTCTTATGCACAGGGTACTTGTTCTCAAAGTCTTCATCCAACTCAAGATCCATAAGAGAGAGGTAGTCATCCACGTCAAACCCTGTAGATGCAATCCATGCCATCAAGCTGCCCTTTCCACGGGCATACAGGTCAGAGAAAAACTTCACCTGTTTTTCTCGATTGACAAAAGTAATGGGAAGCACCCGGAACTCCACCCGGTAGCTGCCGTCCCTGATTACGTTGTAATTCAAGCACTTGTTCAGCTCTTCCACCAAAGCCTCAATCCACGTGAATACGTTATTCGCAACGATTTCCATATTCAGTGTGGCCGTGGCATAGTTACCCGTAGAACTGCCACTCAGAGCAGCAGCGGCCACGCCGATGTCCTCATTCACATCCTCTTTGATGGCATTTTCGTTTTCCTCATTCAAAAGGGAGAGATCAACCGGAAGCCGATCCATCTTTGTGCCAGAAGCCAAAGAGAAGAATGATACACCGTTTGTGTTGCTGCGTTGCGTCAGCGCTTGCTTGACTGTGTTATGCTGGTTTTCTTGCTGTGACTGAGACAGAGCAGATGTACCCTTGTCCTTTCCCTCGGGGAAAGTCTCATAGTAAATCTGGTTATTGACCGTATCCAACACACGCCGCTTCGTATTGATGAAGTATTTGGCGTAGTCGATATCGTCCAACGCGGCTACTGCAAAAGGCACACCGTACGGATCGTTCTGTCCGCTCTTGATCTTGGTTACAATCGTCTTGCGCCAGTCCAGTCTCTGCCAGCACGCACCATCCGGGAACTCTCCATTGGAATATCTGCGCCATCCTTCTTGAATCTGACGAGGGAAGCCTTGCAGCTTACGCTTACGATCTCCCTCTGTCATGGCGCTAAAATACCGCAGGTCAAACGCTACTTCGTAACAGTTGTTCCTGCGGCCAATGATTCTTGTATATTCTACCGGCAAAGAAATAACAACACAGTTGACGCCGGCTGAGTTAATCTCGGTGATGCCTTGGATATCAAGATCAGTCAGCGCAAGCCGATCGTCTACTGGTACTGTTCTCGTCTCCATGTACCCCACGTACATACCCTCATTGGCATCGTGGAATAGACCGTCACGAATAACCTCCTTGTAGCGCATCGACCGGAGCACGCTGGTCATCTTGTCCATGCTGGCACGATACCCTTTACGGGAGCCTCCCGCTTTCTTGGGCTTAACAACTACCACATAATCAAGGGAGTGAAGACTAACCAGGCTATCAATAGCTGTCGTCACCGTGCCGTTTGAGTAATACGCCCACTTCGCCCATTGACGCAATTCAGAGATGTACTGCATGGGATCTCTCGCCATTCGCGTGATTTCTTCCGTGGAATACGGTGCCGTACATTTCGTACCGTAGTTGACCACGTTCAAATAAGACGAACCCAAACGCGTGTTGAACTCATAGGTCTTGTCGTCCTGCGGCGCACTGTTTACTTGCGACATAGGTACTGCGGCCTGCGTTTCAGATTGATTCCGGCCCATAATCCGACCAAAGAATGATTTTCCTGCCACTTGTCTTCACCTCCTTTAATTACAAAGTGTTACGTATTCATACCCGGAGCTATCCGAGAAAAGATCCGCCTCCAAAAGTGAAACGAAATAGTTGCCATAAGATACTGATGTATACCGGTCTTTCCGCGCACCTGGGCGTTCCTCAATCTTAATGAGGTTGGTCTGGTTCTGCACAGTATACTCCAACCCAATCATCTCATTGATCAACGCCACTGTCTCAAGGAAAGGACGCTCATAGAAAAGTTGGGTATCTACATCGGCAGAGACATACTCAGGATACAAGCGCTGCAATTCTTCAACGCCCTCTTGGTTGCTTACCATGAGTTCGATCATCCGGTTATTCAAACTATCCCGCATAGAGACAGCAATTTTGCTGTTCAGCTCCAAGGACGCCTTAACCGAGAATACCGCCTCTTTCTGGCCTGCAATTACGATACGAGCTTTCAGCTTATCATCGTTCATACACGTCCAAGGTTCGTATTCTACGTTCCGATCTACGTCATAAAGCACTTTAGCCAAAGCGTCGTAAATAGCGACACCCGCGTTTCGTGTATCCAAAACGCAATAATCCGCCTCAAAGTCAGCGAACAGCTGCTTAATGCGAATGGCTTGTTTTGTCGTTTCAAATTCTGCCTGCGGCTCCATATAGACTACCTGCCGACGATATCCCTGCTTGACCTCAATATGATCTCCGCTGGTATCTGAGACCTTATACTCCTTGCTCTCAGGGAGAGCACGAATGCAAGTAAATACCGAGTTATCGTTGCCGGTACCGCCCTCCGGGGCAATATCGCACGCGATAATACGGATTTCTCCTGCCTGTTTGGGAATTGTGTGCTTTGCCTTGACCTTTGACAGTACGTCCTCGTTCTTCCTTGGATAAAACGGACGTTTCAACACGCGGTTCTTGTTCAGCATATCGTAGGTGAAGTAAGCATGAGCATTCTCGGCCACCATCTGATTTTCATACTCAATCGTCCAGGCAACCCTATCCAGCTTCTTTCGCTCCTTCACCAAGAAGTCACGGGTTTTAATCTCGTGCTTCAAAGCGATGCTGTAATCCATACCAATCAGAACAGATTTGCCCTTGCCCAACATATCGCGGGTCACGAGCTTCATGTAGTCCCACATCCAGTGAGATTTGTACCATGCAGAGCTGATATAGATTTCTTTCGGTTCCTCTTTCAGTTCTTTGTACTCGTCGGGGTACTTGATTCTGAACGGAATCTGCCGCTGGAACAGCGTAGGAGAAAGAACCGTGTCGATAATGCTTTTCACAATCATACGGAACTCTTCATAAATGAAGACTGTAGCACGGTATCCACGCACATTCTCATTGGCAACCAATACAACAATAGAGCTTCCGTTATTAAACTTCACTTCGATATCGTTCTGGTTGTCCTTGATGGTCTTAATCTCCTGTTGAAGCAACGGAGATCTTGGCAAAATCTCTTTGGCGATTTTTTCTGATACGATCAATCTCGCCTGCTTTTTTGTCGCCGAAGCTACGACGATCAATGATCCAGGCCGCAAAATTGCTTCTTTACAGGCATAGACCGCAATGATAAATGACTTTGCCGCACTACGAGCGGCCACAATGCAGATACTCGGAAAAATATCCATCAGATACAAAATGATGTGCTGATAGAGATACAGTGTGATTCCGAAATACCGCTGCACAAAGCGGCTGGGATTCCTTCGCCAAAACGTTATCCAATCCAATAGCTTTTTGACAAACTCAGGGTCGTTCAATTTGCTATTGGGTGAGAAATGTTCATGAACGTGTTTTTGCCGCCCATCCATCAACGCTTCGTAATCCATAACTCACTCCTCCGAATCAGACAGGCTAAATTCCTTGTCCAGTTCCTTAGAGCCGGTCAATAGATTGCGAAGAGGTCTGGTCATGAACCGCTCAATATACTCCTTCAAATGATCGAAGTCCGCATACAGCTTCTTGTCCTTGTAATATTCAGCCGGACAAAACTCCTCGATATCTCGAATCATTTCTCCCAAAGGACTCAGCTGCTTTTCAGCCTCAGCCTTTTTCTTCCGGTCTTCGATCTCAGTAGTAGCTGCGTCAATCTGCGACTTGTAGCTATTCGCAGCCGTACCAATGTTGGAATCCCCCTTCTGAAGCAGCTTCCGCAGGTTGAGCTTCATAAAGCAGATCGAAACGTACAGCTCCTCCTGCCGCTTATCCATCGGCTCGCCGTATCGCTTTACCCAATCCTGATACTCGTACTGCATAGAATCGTAGTCGCCAGCATCAAAACCGACACCAAACCGGCGCACAACCTCCTCGGGCGTCTGGATGTCGTCATTTTTTGCCACATCCTCCACCGTAGGTGCGTTTTCCACATTGGCTTCCCAGCGCCGCACCAATGTATCAGAGTAGGTCGTTGCTCCGTCTACCTGGCTCAAATTCAGTCTGGAAATATAGGTACTGATCCGATTGCGACTCTTTCCATTGCGGCTCTCACTGATCTTTCGTGACGACGCCCAGATATCCAAATCAAAGTACATATCCGTGATCTGGCAAATCCGCTCTGCCGCCGCATCTTCGTCTCCGTCATAGAACTTTACGTACTGTTCGTAAAGCTCTGCAACGCAGTTCTTACAGATAGAGACAAAGCCGTTGTTGCCCTTATAAATAGGGGACTTTGAACGGCCAAAATTAGTCTCCTGTTTTTTGTACTTGTGGCCGCAGCAGGTACAGCGATATTCTTCATCGCTGATTACACGCGGCTCAACTTCGGTAGGCTTCGCATCTTTCACTACCTTTTGCGTAGCCGGTTTCATCAGCTGTTTCTTTGCCGCCAT